CGGGTGCGCTGTGAATGACGACGGACGTTCTGCCGCCGCCTGCGTTCAGGGTCGGTGCGGCAACGCTGGGCGCTCCCGCGTAGGCCAGTTGATACGGCGCGGCCCCTGCGGTGCGAATAGCGTTCACCGTGTCCGCAAGATTGCGGAAGATGCTTCCCGTCTGCGCCGCGGTGAATACGCTTCGGTTCTTTGCGTTGGTGATAAGTTCCGCGCCCTGCTCACCAGCTATGAACGTGTTCGGCGTGCTGTCTGTACCTGTTGCAAACCGCGGTATTAACGGAATGTTGATGCTCTTTCCGCCGATGCCGGGGACCCAATCAGGGACTTTCAAATTATTTAGACCGGAAATCACATTGTTTACAAGCCCGATAATGCCGTTCAGTACGCCGCTTGCAATGCTCTTTAGAGAATTCCAAACGCCGCTGAATATGCTTTTCACGCCCTCCCAAACACGGGTCCAATCTCCCGTGAAGATGCCTGCGAAAACGTCTACAAGGCCCTTTATCGCGGTCAGCGCACCAGATACAACGCCCTTGATGGTTTCAAGCGCAACGCCGATGATGCTTTGTATCGTCGGCATAAGGAATTGAATAACTGCCATGATTGCCGTTGCAATGGTGGAAACCACTTCCGCAAGTCCTTGCAGGATAGAAGCGATAGTCGGCGCCCACTCCGCGAACGCCTGCGCGATCTGCGGAAGCACGGTCCCGACGATGAAAGAAAAGATTTGCTCCACAATCGGGCGAACATAGGTGTTCACAAA